ACAATTAAAAAGCAAACAACAGAAACCAAGTTGACCGCTTTGTATTCAGATTGGGAAAAGCAAAATGATTCAATTAAAAAAGATTTTGAATCACAACAAAAAATAATCAAGACAAATGGAGGAACAAATGTCAGAGAATGGTAATGCTAAACAAAAAGATTGGGTGTTATTTGAATATCAACCTGATAACCCAAAATCTATTAAAATAGATTTTTCAGGTAATGTAAATTTAGATAATGGTAACAAAGGAACTATCTTAGGTGTTAAAGGAACAAGCAAAGATGGTAACACTAAATTTATAAAAATATTTTCCCAAACTGCTGTGCTTTTTATGGGAGATGATGGCAAGTTTACTGGAGATATGAATTATCCTGAAGCTGGTGGACAAAAAGGTTTAATCGGTTGGTTAAACGAATCAGGTAATATTTTATCTGGTTATAAGAATGAACCTAGACCTAAACAAGCTAAACCTCAAAGCAAAGAAATTCCTTTCTAATTGAAAGTAGTTTTTTTAATTTTAGTTATATATGCAAGTGATGGGAATTTGAGTTATCAAAAGATACCTTTTAATTATTCAGATCAACCTATCACTTGTGAAAAAATGTATAATGAAAGTATTAAGTATGTTGAGAACCCAGATTACAAAGAAGGTAATGGACAAGTTTGGATGCTAACTAAATATAAAAATAAAAATGTAATAGCTCATTGGTGCAAAGATAGTAAAGGAAATTATGTCAGATAATGTTAAATTTATAAGTGAGATAGAGAGATTATTAAAACAAAAACAAAATGATTATGGACACTTTGACCATACCTCTTATGTAATGGTAGGAATTATGGAGAAATATTTATCAATTCATAACAACCAAGATGTTAAAATACCCCTTAAATTCTTTGGTTTATTTATGATTTTTCTTAAATGTTGGAGAGTTATGCAATCAGAAAATTATAAAAAAGATAGCTTTGACGACATCAATGGCTACACAGAATTATTAAGGAGGTTAGTCATAGATGAAAACAAAACAAAGAGGTAAACGACCAATGACACCCAAAATGCTCAAGCTATTGCAATATTTAAAAAATTATAGTACAAAACATGGATATATGCCGACATTTTTAGAAATGGCTAATGAGATGGGTTATAAGAGTAAAAATTCAGTTAGTGTTCTAATTGAAAAGCTAGAACAAAGAAGTGATCTTAAAAGAGATTACTCTGGTTATAGCAGAAATATAATTTTGAATGGTTAAAGTTTTAAAAACATCAAGTTTAGAATTAGCAGCTAATTTTGAAGAAATTTTTGATGGTGCAACTGTAGAAGAAGCTACACAAAAAGCACATAATCAAAAAATGCCTGGTGAATCTGCAAAAATAAATATCACCGACAACAGATTTATTAAGGCAAATGTTAAAATGGTTGGTGAGGAGCATGACAATGAGTCTGAACAGTACGATAAGATTGTACCAGAAGCTGAATGATCTACACAAGAATATAATGAGATCAGTAGATAGCAGAATGTGTGTGCATACTTATAATAACTATTTAGAGTATAAACAATTGGTAAGAAGAATTGTTGCCAATCAAAACTCTGATGCTGTTGTTAAATATAAAGAATTAGAAATCTAGTTCTTAATATATTAAAAGTTGTAAAAAACTTAAGGCTACTTGTCGCTAAAATAAAAGGGAAAGGAAAAGAAAGAAAATGAAACTATCAAATAAAGCTAAGAAAAACTTTGACGAAGATAATCAATTCTATATTGATTTAGGTAAAAAAATAAGAGCAGCTAGAAAAAGTAAAGTTAATGAGTTTACTGGTAAAGAAACTATTATAACTCAGAGTAGAGTTGCAGAAGCTCTTAAATCAACATTTCAACAAATAGGTAAGTATGAAAAAGGTGAGAACCGAATACCTATAATTAATCTAATTAAGATAAGTAAATTTTTAAAAAAACCATTAAGTTATTTCTTGGAAGAATATCAACAACCTAATGTAATAGCTAATGAGTTTAATGAAGCTATTGAAATGCAATTACAAAAAATGGAAGAAGGTAAATAATGTTTGTTCCTGTAAAAGATAAGCTAGATAAGTTAGTTGCACTTACACCTGATGACCAAGAAAAGTTAAGTCATTATAAAAGTATAGTACCAGCTATGATTGCTAACTGTCATAAAGCACATCAAACAATACCAGGTTATGAATCTTGTAAGCCAGAGATAGAAGCCTTTAAATGGTTTGATGGAATTAATATTCCTGTTCATGGTTACATAGATTTAAAAGGAGATAAAGTTATCATTGAAGATAAATGTAAGATGCCTAGAAGGGGTATGGTTAAGAAAGATGGCACTAGGTCTTGGTTTCCTGGTAAGCTACCTGATAAACCTTCACCATATAATCTGCTGCAAGTAGATTTTTATTGGTCAGTATTTGAAGTGCCAGTTTATCTTTGTTATGTAAATGAGAAAGATTTTAGAGTTTATCATGCAGGAAATTGTGATGAGCTAAAGCCTGAGAATATTAAGAAAAGAATACCTAGAATAATTCAAAGAGCTAAGGTTAGGCAAAACTTAATGAAGATTAGTAATGATCCAAATGTTCTTAAAGATTATATCCAACCAGACTTTACACACATGTTTTGGAATAGTGATGCTAACGAAGATTATTTAAATAATGCTAAGAAATTTTGGGGTTACTAAAAAATACCTAAAAAGTCAAAAAGTATTCATAGTGTCGCACCTAAAATAAACTACCCTAAAACTCCAATCGTCTATTCTTCAATAAAAGTTTTTTTTCTAAAAATTTTGTAAAACTCAATATGATATAATGTCTGTATAAAAGTTTTTATGAGAAATTTTTATTAGTGATTAAAAAATCACTTAGCTATTAAACATTGTGAATAGAGTTAAGTTAGTTCTTGGAAAAGGAGTTATGTCTTATGATAACACCACCACAAGAAAAAATGCCATATCATGTTGAAATGAAATTTAAATATGATGAGGTTAATAATCTGTGGGATCAGCAAATAATACCTTATATTACAAGGTTTGAAGCTAAAAGAGCTGTCAAATTAATTTGTAATAAATTTGGTAAAGCTAAATTTGCACCACCTACAATAAGATACCCAATATCCAGATATAGAAATATTTGGTGGGATACTTTTATTTGTTTAAGTGGTGATCCTACAAGAATGAGTAAGGGTTGGAGAGAATTAGTTCATCAAACCAGTCATTGTATTTATAAATATTATTCTGGTTATAAAAAAAGACAAAGAAAATATGAACATTCAATCCGACAAGCTGAATTAGAGTTAGCAATTTTAAAATTTGTTATTTCTAAAGATTGGCTTAATGGTGTCCTAAAACCTAAAGTCGTTATCTTGTCCAAAGATGAAAAACGAAATAAAAAATTAGAACACTATCAAAAACTAATAAGTAAATGGCAAACTAAATTAAAGTTAGCCAATACCTTTATACGAAAATATAATAAAAAGGTCAAATACTTAAATAAACACTAAAGAACACTAACTCTATTCACTACCAATCAAACTTAGACTCATTTTCAAAAGTCTTATCTTCGTCTGCTTTTCTTACGCACTCATAGTGTGCATTTTTATAAATATACTTTCCATTAATAACTTTACCAATAGGAATAAATGAATCTTCGTTTGTCATATTAATGTTGCAATAAGAACACTTACCAACATCTATAATAATGTTTTTAGATTTAACCCAAGTTTTTTTATTAGGTTTTGGCATAGTTAGGTCTTTTGCCTTTTCTAGACCTTCTTTCTGCTGTTTTCTTTCTTGAAACTGCTGCTCTCCTTTGACTAGCAGTCATGGATCTAGCTTTAGATGATTTTACACATTTAGGATAATTCTTTCTTTTCTCACCCTTTGATCTTCCGCATGGAGGAAAGCCACCACCTTTTTTAGGGTTAGCAATGTCCACCCAATTTTCTGATGTCCATTTTCTTAAACTCATCTTTTCTTCTTTTTCTTTTTCTTGGGTTTTATTCTACCTGAACATACACCTGAAGCATACATATTGGCATAAGCACTAGGATAAACTTTAAACTTTCGTCTAGCTGCTGCTTTACCTTTTGCACACAATTTTGCCATTATTCAAACTCCTTTAATATTTTTAGTTTTTCTTCTGCATTAGCTATTTTATCTATTAATTTATCTGCTTCGTCAATATGTTGTGGGTGTTCTCCTATACCTACACTATTATTAAAATATATATTTAAAGTTGCATCTGACTCAGCAATAATAGCTTCATATCTTTTTTCTAAAGCATTTAATATAGTTTTTTTCATTTTATTTAACCCTCCAACATTCCCAGCTAACAAGTAGCTACTCCTAATAAACTAATATTTTTTCTTCTTAGTTTTTTTCTTTTTTTTCTTCTTGTCTTTTTTTTTCTTCATATACATAGTTATCTCCTATTATGTTTGTTTTTATTTCTTCCCATATACCAATTACCAGGTTCATAGTTCCATCTTTTACCATGATGTCCTCTTATATCGGCATATAGCATTCTAGCTTTCACTATGAATTTTAAAAACTTTCTTACCATTTCTTACAAGACCAATACCTTGCAGAAAATACATCTTTAGCAGTAGCACATTTATGCCTAGCTCTAAAGCTCTTTCGTCTAGCAGGGTTAGACTTTTTAATAGTCATATTAGCATCCCCATATCTAATTATCTTTTCTATGCCACTTTTACAGGCTTTAACAACAAACTTTTTACCACCCTGAACTTGTCGTTTAGGACTATTACATTTCATTTTTGCTTTGTTTATTGCCATATTAATCTATTTTATCAACTCCATTAAAGTATTTATAGTCAAATTCTAAAACTCTGCAATCATGTTTTTTACGCATAGACTTTTGTTTGTCTTTAAATTCTGTGGCTTTCTTTTCGGTGTCAAATATGGTGTTAGTAAACATTCTATATTTATCGTCTTGTTTCCAAACTACACAATAAATCATGCTTTTGTTTTAGGTTTTGGTGGGGGTACTATCATCTCTTGGCAGCCGAACTTAGAATATATTTGATATTGATTTGTTTCTTCTCTACCTACCTCTTTGGTCTTTTCTATAGACTTTTGGTAGCCATCTAATAGGCAATCATAATAAGTATCGTAAGCTTTAGGAAAAGTATGAGGGTCTAGGCAAGTGTTTGCTATGGTACTGCACATCACTATTGTTAGCATTATTTTCATTTATCATCCTTTATCTCCTCCAACTTTTTGATCTTATCATTAGCATCTTCAAGGTCTTTGGTTAAGTGTTCTAATTTTTGCAAACATCTTTTGTTTGCTGAATCTTTAGATTTACCAGCATCCTGTAATTCTGCAACTTCTTGTTTCAGAATACGAACTTGGTCTTTATATTCATTTATTAGATCTATACTATCAGACATTATTTTTTTTTAAAAGTAGAAACACCCTTGATACCTAGAATTGTAGAAAATGCACCGACTACAAGAGCTTGATAAAACATTGGAAGATTTGCAAACTTATCAAAAAATATATCTATCTTTGCTTGTATATCTGGATCATCACTAAACACAGACCAAGCTAATAAAAGCAGAGGAATTGAAATTAACACTAAACAAAATTCGTCTTTCCAATCTCCTTTATGACTATCAATGACTGCTCTTTTAAATTCAACCTCACCATTTGCCATGCGTTCAGCCAATTTTAATTCAGCTACTGATTCTAATTCTTTTGTCTTTCTTCTATTAGAAGCAATAGACATACCAGTTTTAATCATGCCTGGAACTAATTTAGATGCTATACTTAACCACATTATGACTTTGCACTCCTCATTTTTCCAGCTAACTTACCTGCTCTAGCTGGTGTTTGTTTAGCCCAAAGTGAGTCTAGCATTTGAAATGATGCTTCACCATAGTCCTCACTATCAAGAGCTTTCCACATATTCTTAAACTTAGAAACACCACCTTCTCCTATCTGATAGACCATATTAACAATTACTTCTTTAGCAATATAATTAATATTTCTTTCTCCTATTAATCTTTCAGCAGCTTGTAGTGTTCTATTGAAATCTTGTTCAAATACTTTTTCACCTTCTTCTTTAGTATATTCTATATCACTTTCGTAATCATCATCAGGTGTTATCTTGTGTCCATAAAAGATAGTATCAAATCCTTCTGAACATTTATAAATCTTTGGAACATAACCCTCACAAAGTTTTATTTCTTCTTTTAGTTCTTCGTACATTTGCAAACCTCACAGGTACATAAATCTTTATCGTCATGGTGTAAATGCAAATCATCTTTACAATGGCACTTACAATGACAATTTTTACATTTATTTTTTTTTCTTTTAGTTTTTTTACTTACAAATATACTATCTATTTTAGATAAAATATCATCAAAAAAACCTAGAATATTATACACTATATTATCAATCATTTACTATTTTCTTTATACTTTTACTGCCATCAATATTATCTTCTAAAACAGCTTGTACTTTGCCACATTTATATTCAATGCTAGAGTTTGCTGATCTTTCTGCTTCTCTTTTACCTTTAAGACAATCTGACATTTTATCTTGTATTCGGTGTTCTTTAAGTTCACCTGCTACAAACATACAAAGAGCAACAACTGTATTAATGACTGTTTCCATTAGCAAACTCTCTTTGTTTATCTTTTAATTTTTCTATATCA